ACTGAAGACCCAAACTTTGAAGATATATATTATGTTGGTGAAGTTAAATCTATAACAATACCGGAGCTTAAAAAAGAGTTTCCAGACTTATCTCAAAAAGAATTAGAACGTATACAAAACATGCCTGGTAATAACTCATACATTACTGGTTATCCAAACTATGACAATAATACGGTTCAAGTTCTTTATTTTGATTATAAAACTTATCATAATCAAACTTTTAAGATTAAAAAAACAGATCAAGGTCTGGTCAAAGCTATTGAAAAACCTGATACGTTTAATCCACCGGAAAATAATAACTTTGAAAGAGTATCAAGGTCAATAGAAGTTTTATATAGTGGAGCAAAAGTTTTAGGAACTGAAACTATGTTAAAGTGGGAGCTAGCTGAAAACATGTCTAGACCAATGGCTGATACTACTAAGGTTAGAATGAATTATTCTATTTGTGCACCTAGAATATATAAAGGTAGAATAGAATCGTTAGTTAGCAAGTGTATTGGTTTTGCAGACATGATACAACTTACGCATTTAAAGTTACAACAAGTAATGTCAAGAATAGTACCAGATGGTGTTTATTTAGACATGGACGGTTTAGCTGAAGTAGATCTTGGCAATGGAACTAATTATAATCCAGCTGAAGCATTAAACATGTATTTTCAAACTGGTTCTATAGTTGGTAGATCAATGACTCAAGACGGTGATATGAACCCTGGTAAAGTACCAATTCAAGAACTTAACGCTAGTTCTGGTCAAGCTAAAATACAAAGCCTTATAAACACATATCAGTATTATTTACAAATGATACGTGATGTAACTGGACTTAACGAAGCTAGAGATGGTAGTACTCCAGATAAAAACACATTGATTGGATTACAAAAGATGGCGGCTAACGCGTCTAATGTTGCTACCAGACATATAAACCAAGCAAGTTCTTATTTAACTCTTAGAACAGCAGAAAATATAGCTTTAAAGATAGCTGATGCTTTAGAGTTTCCTTTGACCGCAGAGTCTTTAGTAAATTCTATAAGCAACTATAACGTTAACACTTTAAAAGAAATTTCTAATCTTAATCTTCATGACTTTGGTATATTTTTAGAATTAGAGCCAGATGAAGAAGAAAAGCAACAATTAGAGGCAAACATACAAGTAGCTTTACAGCAAGGTGGTATTGATCTTGAGGACGCTATAGATTTAAGACAAATTAAAAATCTTAAACTAGCTAATCAATTATTAAAAGTAAAACGAAAGCAGAAAGGAATACAAGATCAAGAAAACGCTCAAGCAAATATAGTAGCTCAAAGTGAAGCACAAGCTGCTGCTAGTGAAAAAATTGCAATGAACGAAGTTCAAAAGCAAGAAGCTATAAGTGGTTCTAAAGTTCAATACGAACAAGCTAGAACACAAATGGAAATACAAAAAATGCAAACTCAGTCTCAACTTGATATGCAAAAAATGCAAATGCAACATCAATTTGATATGGAGTTAGCACAAGCGACTGCTAAAGCGCAAGGTCAAAAAGACAAGCAAAAAGAAGCCGCTAAAGATAAGCGTATAAAAATGGAAGGTACGCAACAAAGTAAAATGATCGCTCAAAGAAAAAACGACAGTGATCCTATAAACTTTGAACAAGAAGGAATAGGTACTCCTGCTAATCAAGCAAGTCAACTACCTATTTAATAACACTATTTAATTATATTATATTATGTCAGAAAAAACAAATGAACCTGTTAAACAGGAAGGTGAGTTTAAATTAAAAACAAAAAAGAAAACACCTAAAAAATTAAACGAAACAAAAGATAACATTACAAAAGTAAATGTTAATCCAAAAGAACCTTTAGTAGAGCTAGAGAGCAATGTAACTAAGGTGGAAATTAAAAAAGAAGAAGATGCCATTCAAATCGGAGAAACAAAGGAGGTATCTGTGGAAAAATCATCCGGAGATAGCGCAGAGGTGGGAGAACCTATACAAGAGTCCAACGAGACTGCTGAAGGGTTTTCTCCAATCAAAGAAGTAACTGATGAAGTTAAAGAGATTGAACAAGAAGTAAAAGAAGCTGTAAGAGATGAAAAATTACTAGGTAAACCTTTACCAGAAAACATCGAAAAACTAGTTTTATTTATGGAAGAAACTGGTGGCACTATAGATGATTATACAAGACTAAATGCTGATTATACAAATGTAGATGAAAATACATTGTTGAAAGAGTATTATAAAAAATCTAAACCACATTTAGATTTAGAAGAAATTAACTTCATAATGGAAGAAAAATTTGATTATGATGTTGATATTGACGAAGAGCGAGAAGTCAAAAGAAAAAAACTTGCTAAAAAAGAAGAGATTGCAGAAGCCAAAAACTTTTTAGAGGATCTTAAGAGTAAATATTACGACGAAATCAAGTTGAGACCGGGCGTAACTCAAGACCAACAAAAAGCTATGGATTTTTTCAATCGCTATAATAAGGAGCAAAAAATAGCAGAGCAACAACATACAGATTTTAAAAATAAAACAAAAAGTTTGTTTAGCCAAGATTTCGAAGGTTTCGATATAAAAGTTGGTGAAAAAAAGTTTAAATATAATGTTGTAAATCTTGATAAAGTAGCCGAAAATCAATCGAACATAACTAACCTTGTCGGGAAGTTCTTAGACAGCGAAGGTAATATGAAAGACGAAAAAGGTTATCACAAAGCTATGTATGCTGCTGAAAACGTAGATCAAATCGCCACTCATTTTTATGAGCAAGGTAAAGCTGACGCGGTCAAAGAAGTAGTAAACAAATCTAAAAATCTTAGTGATACTGAAGGTAGAAAATCACAAGGAGAAGTGTTTATTGGTGGCATGAAAGTTAAAGCAATATCTGGGGCGGATTCATCTAAGTTAAGAATACGAACAAAAAAATTTAACTAATTTTAAAAACAACAAATTATGAGTTTACAACCTCAATTTGGTAGTATTGTACCTTCGCCTGTTCAACAAACGCTAGCTAGCAACTATTTAGTATTTAACGATGCTGCTGGTGGTGGAACATTTGCTGAGCAATACCTACCTGAGATTTACGAACAAGAAGTAGAGCGTTATGGAAACAGAACGTTATCTGGATTCTTGAGAATGGTTGGCGCTGAAATGCCAATGACATCCGACCAAGTTATTTGGTCAGAACAAAACAGACTACATGTATCTTACGATGGATGTGGTGTAGAAGCTGCTGGAGCTAACAACGAATCAGTTGTTAATATTCCAGTTGGTGCTGGAATAGAAAACGTTGTTTCAATTAACGATACAGTTGTACTTTTAGACCCTAATGGTTCAGAAGGAAAAGGTATTGTTACTGCAATCGCTGTTGGCACTATTACTGTACAACCTTTTGCAAACGGTGGTTTCGCTGCTGCTGGTATCACTATTACAGGTGCTGGTATATTCGGTGGAATTAAAGTATTTGTTTACGGTTCTGCTTATACAAAAGGAACAACAATAGGAACTGGTGCAGGTAACTCTGCGAACAGAGTTTCTATCGAGCCTGCTTTCACACAATTTTCTAACTCACCTATTATCCTAAGAGATCAGTATGTAATATCTGGATCTGACATGGCTCAAATCGGTTGGGTAGAAGTTGCTACTGAAGATGGTGCTTCTGGATATTTATGGTACTTAAAAGCTGAGTCTGAAACAAGACTACGTTTTGAAGATTACCTAGAAATGTCTATGGTAGAATCTGAAAAGAACCTTAATGCTGCTGCTGCTGCAAATTATGGAGCTGCTGAGCTACCAGGTTCTGAAGGTCTTTTTGCTGCTATTGAAGATAGAGGTAATGTAGAAGTAGGATTTACTGCTGCTAACGGACTAGATGAATTTGATACAATTTTGAAAAACTTAGATACTCAAGGTGCTATTGAAGAAAACATGCTTTTCTTACAGAGACAAACTGCTCTTGATTTTGACGATATGCTAGCTAATATTTCTGGTGGTTACGCCGGTGGTACAGCTTTTGGTTTATTTGAAAATTCAGAAGAAATGGCTCTTAACCTTGGATTCTCTGGATTCAGAAGAGGTTCTTATGATTTCTACAAAACTGATTGGAAATACTTAAATGACGCTTCAACTCGTGGTGCTATTCAAGGTGTTAATTCAATCGAAGGAGTATTAGTACCTGCTGGAACTTCTACTGTTTATGACCAAATTTTAGGTACAAACATTAGACGACCATTCTTACACGTACGTTACAGAGCATCTCAAGGAGATGACAGACGTATGAAGTCTTGGTTAACTGGTTCTGCTGGTGGTGCATTTACTTCAACTCTTGATGCTATGGAAGTAAACTTCCTATCTGAAAGATGTTTAGTAACACAAGCTGCTAACAACTTCGTGCTTTTCAAAGGAGCATAACAACACTGTAAGATTTACCCCTGATATAACTTCAGGGGTGATTCTTACTTTTATTAATTATTTAATTTTATTATATTATGTCAAAAACAAAAGAAAAACCAGTTGAAAAAAGCTGGGAACTAAAAGATAGAGTTTATTATTTAAAAGGTAATAAAACTCCACTAACATTAACAATACCTGGTAAGCATACTAAAAAACACTCTTTACTATATTTTGATGAAAAAACTGGTAAACAAAGAGAACTTAAATATGCTACAAACCAAGAATCTCCTTTAGTAGATGAACAAAGAGGAGAATGCACAATGGGTCATATAATTTTTAGAGATGGTACTTTGAGAACTACTAAAAACGAAGTTGCATTACAAAAACTTCTTTCTCTTTATCACCCTATGAAAGGTAGAATATATGACGAATTTAAACCAAAAGTTGTAGCAGAAGATCAGTTAGACATGTTAACTGTAGAGATTGATGCTTTAAACGCTGCAAGAAATATGGACATAGATCAAGCAGAAGCTATAATGAGAGTTGAAAAAGGTTCTATTGTAAATAAACTAAGCTCTAAAGAGTTAAAGAGAGATTTACTTTTATTTGCTAAACAAAACCCTAAAACCTTTATAGCATTAGCTAAAGATGATAATGTTCAATTAAGAAACTTCGCTATTAAAGCTGTTGAAGCTGGACTAGTAAAATTATCTCAAGATCAAAGAACATTTGCCTGGGGATCAAACGGTAGAAAATTAATGAACGTGCCTTTTGATGAAAACCCTTACTCTGCATTTGCTTCTTTCTTAAAAACAGATGAAGGAGTTGAGATCTATAAATCTATAGATAAAAAACTATAAAAACAAGTGATACTATTATATAGGCGGATACGTCCGCCTTTATAGTATTTTAAAAAATTAAAAATGGTAAATGTAAATACAGTATACACAACGGTCTTGCAAATCTTAAATAAAGAGCAAAGAGGTTATATAACGCCTGCAGAGTTTAATAACTTAGCTCAGCAAGTTCAGTTGGAAATATTTGAATCATATTTTCCTGATGGAAGTCAATTAAACCGTCAAAATCAAAACAATACACAGAACGACACTCAGTATTTTAATATTTTTAAAAACCAAGAAGAAAAAATATCTCCTTTTGTAAGAGATTTAGAGTTTAGTTTTGACACTGAACGAGATGCTTGGAATTACAATGTTGAGCAATTTGAACCTAATGAGTTTCAAGAATTTGTAATTTACTGGACTGGTGAAATACTTTCAACTTATAACACTTCTTTAGTAGGAAATACAAACCCTCAAGCTTTTGGAGCTGGAGGTCAATTTATAACTCAACTAGTTACAAAATCTGATTTTAATAAAATAACTAGATCTAAACTAACAGCACCAACAGAGAAGTTTCCTATAGCTTATGTTGATAGCGGAATTTTACAACCTGGTTATACTCCTTTTTACAAAATAAGTCCATTACCTAATAAAGTTGAGGTAAATTGTGTCGTGCTACCTACAACTCCAAGATGGAGTTTTACATCGGGTTTACAAGGTCAATATGTTTATTCACCTCAAAGTTCAAATGACTTTGACTTAGCAATATCAGAACAAACAAATTTAATTATAGGTATATTAAAATATGCAGGTGTAATTATAAATGACCCTACAATTATAGATGTTGCTGCTCAAGAAGCTGCTGAAGTAAAAGCTAACGAAAAATCTTAAATAAATGAGCTTAGTAAAAGAAACAAATCAACAATATTACCAAGGAGCACAAGGTTTTATAGGTGCTTTTTTACCTGACGGTGTAACACTGCAAAGTGAATTTACTACTACTTTTAATACTGATTTAGTGTTTGGTAGTTCTGATCCTACAGATGTTAAATATGCTTTAAACAATTTTAAAATATACACAAGTCCAACGGCTTTACCAAATCCAGGTAGTTGGACAGAATACACGCTTCTATATACTGTACAAAATAATATCATAACTTTTACAGCTCCACCTGCCGAAGGTTTATATATAGTAGTTCAATTAAAAACATTAGACGGTGGTCAATACGCGGATAATGCTTCCGCAGAAGCTTTTGGAGAAACAGTACAAGAAAACTACGGATCTTATCAATACGTAAAATTAGGTGATATTATAGACAACTACATGGTCGGTTATGTAGGAGATGGTAAAATAATACAAACAGCTAAAAAATCTGATGTTTTGTTTTTTGCTAAAAGATCTCTACAAGAATTTAGTTATGATACTTTAAAATCTATAAAATCTCAAGAATTAACCATACCATCTAGTTTATCTTTACCTTTACCTCAAGACTACGTGAACTATGTAAACTTATCTCGCATAGATTCTTTTGGAGTAAAACATCCTTTATATCCAAATAATAACTTAACAATAAATCCTTATTCTAATCTAGTTCAAGATGCTTCTGGTATTCCAATACAAGATAACTTTGGTGAAGATGTAGATAGTACTTCTATAACTGTTGATAGATGGAAAAACGCAGATGATAAACTAATAAACAATAAAGCTTTTGCTCAATTGTTTGATGATATAGCTTATGATTTATATGCTGATGGTTGGTATGGATCAGGCCCTTGGAATTGGGGTAGATTATACGGTTTAGACCCTCAAACATCTCAATATAATGGTTGGTTTGGAATAAACGAAAAATACGGAACATTTACTTTTTCTAGTAATTTAATAAACACTCTTGTAGTTGTAGAATACATCTCTGATGGATTAGCTTACGATCTAGATACTAAAGTTCCAAAGCTAGCTGAAGAAGCAATGTACATGAGTATATCTTATAATTTATTAGCTAACAGAGCTAATACATCTGAAGCTATAATAGCTAGATTTAAAAAAGATAGAAGAGCAGCTTTAAGAAATGCTAAAATAAGACTTTCTAATATAAAACTAGAAGAAATAGTTCAAGTTATGAGAGGTAAGTCTAAATGGATAAAACACTAAAATTTAATGGCTAAAGTTCAAAATACTTTTATAAAGTCCAAGATGAATAAAGACTTGGACGCTCGTTTATTACCCGAAGGTGAGTATAGAGACGCAAGAAACGCTCAAATAAGTAAATCAGAAAGTGCACAGGTTGGTAACTTAGAGAACACTCTTGGTAATGTTTCTGTATCTAATTACTTTGATTTAACAGGTGTTTTAGATATAATTTGTATTGGTAGCTTTGCTGATGAACTTAACAATACTGTTTATTTATTTTTCACAAACTGGAAAGATCCTAATCCAAATAGATTTACTTATAAAAGCACAGCTAATAATTTCATAATATCTACAAACACTATAACTAATCAATCTACTGTTTTAGTTAAAGGAGCTTTTCTTAACTTTTCACAAACAAACTTAATAACAGGGGTTAATATATTACAAGATTTACTTTTCTTTACTGATAATCGTAATCAACCAAGAGTAATAAACACAACACTAGCTAACCCAAATCCTCAAAACACAAATCCTACTTACTATTCTACAGAAGATCAAATATCTGTAGCTAAGTATAACCCTTATCAGTGCATGGAACTGTGGAACAAAAGCATTTTATCTACCGGTGCTATTCCTTATGAAAGCACAATGAAAGACGTAAGTAGTTTGTTTTTACCAAACGGTGGTAGTGCTTTAGCTAGCGCTACAATTGTAGCGAATAATATTATACCTATAGATAACATTAGAGGTGAAATAAACACATCAAGTTCACCATATGGAGTTGCTTCTACTGTTTCTATACAAGATAACCTATCTGGAGGTGATAACTCACTTACAGATACAGGTTTTACGGTTACAAGTTATGATGCGGTTCTTGAAGAAGTTACGCTTAGTGGCAATATAACAATAGCAAATAATCAAAGACTTGTATTTAACCCTAATCCTTATTTTGATCCTAACTTTTCAGGTGATCCTGATTATTTAGAAGATAGGTTCGCTAGATTTAGTTATAGATTTAAATATGTAGATAACGAATACTCTATATTTGCTCCGTTTACTCAAATAGCTTTTATACCCAAACAAGATGGGTATTTTATGTATGTAGATCCTACTGCAGCAAGTGGTCAATTAGGTAGTCAACCTAAAAATGATCAAGACGAAAGTTATAGAAGTACTGTGGTTTATTTTATGGAAAATAAAGTAAACCAAATAGACTTAAGAATACCATTGCCTTTTACTAATTACACAATACAAGATGCTTTAAAAATAAAATCAATAGATATACTTTATAAAGAATCTGATAGCTTAGCTGTAAGAGTTGTAGAAACACTAAACATAGACTCTATTATAAATCAATCTGCGGTTTGTTTAACTGATGAACCTGCTTTTGCTGGAGGTTTTAAAATAAACATAAAACAAATAAAAGGAGGAGTTCAAGTAGGAAGCCCGGTAACAGGTGCGGGTATACCTGATGGAACCACTGTTGTTAGTTTTGAACCTACAGACCCAAGTAATCCAGTAGCAGGTGTTTTAGAAATTTCATCGACAATAGGAGCTGGACTACTAGATGATAATGTTTTATTAGAAATAGGTGATACTAATTATTTTTCTTATAAATACGAATCTATAAAACCAACTAAAACTCTTCCAGAATCAGAATTAATTAGAGTTTTTGATAAAGTACCTGTAAGAGCTCAAGCACAGGAAGTTGCTGGGAATAGAGTTATGTATGGTAATTTTCAAAACAAAATAACACCTCCAGCTTCTTTAGATTATAATGTAACTTCTAATAGAAAATCTACGTTTAACATAAATGATGTTACTGTTGGTTACGTAGGAGCAGCAGCAACTTATACAGCTGGAACTACAATAACTGTAGATGTAACAAAAGCTGATGCAGGATTTTTCGTAGGATCTTTTATCTCTTCTAATTCTTATGGGGTTTTAATTCCAGAAGGTACATTTCTAACCTCAACTACTAATAATGGAACTGGAGCAGCAGATATAACTTTATCTGAAGATGTTACTTTTCCAATTGGAACACCTGGACCTGGTTTTTCTGTGGTTTTAATTTTTGAACCTGGCGCAAACGTAGAAGACAATACTAGCAGAATAGAATATCCAAATAGCTCTGTTAAAACAAATAGAAACTATCAAGTTGGTTTTGTTTTATCAGATAGATACGGAAGACAATCTAGTGTTATATTGTCTAGTAAAGAGACGTCAGTTATATTAAGCTCTGGTGAATTAGGAGGATCAACTCTTTTTTCACCATACATAGATAGAACTATAGACACAGTCCTGTGGCCTGGTAATTCTTTAAAACTATTAGTTAGTTCACCTATACCAAATGATAATTTATACAATGGTAACGTGGCGAGCTCAGAATATAACCCATTAGGTTGGTACTCTTATAAGATAGTTGTAAAACAGCAAGAGCAAGAATACTACAATGTATATCTTCCTGGTATAATGGCTTCATATCCTGATGATTTAACTAAAGAAATTGGCCAAACATCTCATACGGTTTTAATAAACGACAACATTAACAAAGTACCTAGAGATTTAACAGAAGTAGGACCTGATCAAAAGCAGTTTAGAAGTTCTGTTCAGTTAATAGGTAGGGTTCAAAACACAGCTCCAGCAACTCCTTTTACTGTTGGAGAAACAAATACACAATATTATCCTCAAAGAACAACAGACACTGTTTCAGTTATATCTACAATAGGTGATTTATTTGATTTTAACCCTATAAATCCACCTCTATTAAACTATTTCCCTCAGTTTTATGATGTGGAATCAAATCCTTTAATAGCTAGATTAAGTACAGAGAATCAAATAGGTCAATTAGCTAACGCAAACTATTTACCTGCAGGTGGTGAAGTTAAACCAGGTACTCTTCCAGGAATAAGTTTTAACTTACTTTCTTTTTCAGCAGATCCAGTTATTTTTATTAATACTATTCCTGGTACGTTAGAGAACTATTTAGTTACAGGGCAAGGTATACCAGCAGAAACCTATGTTTCAGCCAATACTTTTGATCCTGTTACTGGAGAAATGAATGTAACTTTAAAGAACGCAGCTGGAAACCCTGTTTTTGTTACATTAGAAGATAATGTTCAAATATCTTTTTTACCAACTACAGGACCACTTACAGATCCAGCATTTAAATTAACTACACCTGGTTTACAATACTTAGCTATTTGTGAAACAGAACCTGTAGAAAGCGCTTTAGATATTTTCTGGGAAACGTCTACTTCTGGTAAAATATCAGATTTAAACGCAGCTATATTAAATAGTCAAAATGATCCAGCTGGAGCAGATATCACATGGAACGATAATTTTGATGAGGGATTAAAAGCTTCAAATACCGCTGCAGGTGATGATGGTTTTATACTTAATGCTCCATTTCAAGTTGTTAATTCTTTTGGGCAAGTAATACAATTAGACCCTCTTACAGACGTTGTTGAGTTTGCAGCTCCTAACGGTGTTGCCGCGATTACAAATGAAGATGGTGAAAATGTAAACGAAGCAAATGTAAAAGATTATTTTAGATTAATCAACACAGGTACAAACCCATCAGGTTTTGGTCCTTGGCAAGTTAAAACAACTTCTAACACTGGCGGTGGTGGTGTAGGTGAAAATATTCCTGCGAATAGTAATTATTTTGATAATATTTATTATTTTTATAATCAAGACCAGAATCAAAGGCAATTTAATTTTACTATCAGAGTTGAGGTAGCAGGACAAGAAAACTATATAACAAAAACAGCTAACCTAAACAACGTAGCGCCTGAGTTTTTTACAGTAGAAGCATTAAATGATAATTTACCAGACGTTTTATATGGATCAGGAGGTGCTCCTTATCCTATAGGACCAGATGGTTTTCCTTTAGTTCCAGTTCGTAGTAACAAAGGTGTTCAAGATATAGCTAATTTTGAATTTAACAATGGAGCAGCTAATATTACAGATCCAAATCCAAGTGATGGCAGTAGAGCTCTGTCAACTAGAGATGTTGAAGTAATAGATACTAATTTTATAGATGGATTTATATGGGGTCAAAATTTCGGATCTCCTAATGGTGATCCTGCTGAAATAGATGGTAGTCCTATATTTTCTTTACAAACACTAACTCCAGTACTTAATGGTAATAAACAGTTTAGAATAATAAATAATTTTTCTGATCAAAGCGAGTTAATGGCAGCAGGTATTTACTATATTACGCTAGCATTACAAGATGGTGGTTCTGGTCTTGTTTTCTTGCAGGTAGAAGTAAACATGAACGTAGAGTTAACTAACTTTAATTTTTACAACAAAAACCAAGAAGTAGATCTGTATGGTCTTTACACTCCGAGTATAAGTGATTACAACTTAAGTTTTATAGGTAGCGCACCAGATTATTCTAAACCTCCACAGTGGCTTCTTGCTGCCGATCAACAAGAACCTTTTTGTGGTTACAATTGTCAACCTCTTACTGGAAAAACTAAATGGTGGCATTACCCATGTACTCTTTTTGAAATAAGAGATACAAATATAGGCGCGTCACCAGATCAATATGGTTGGTATATATACGGCTTAGGTTATTTTGATAACACTATTGACGACGCAAATTTATGTTGTGATAATACTAATAACAATGGTACAGCTCCAAGTTTTTCAATGGTTGAATACTCACAGGCTTTATCAGGTCAAGGCTCAAACCAAATAACTATACCACTAAGCACTCCTATAACAGCTGGTAATCATTTAGTTCAAGCGCAGCCGTCTCTTTTAAAGCCAAGAGGTTTCACACCAGGAACTATTGCTGAAATAGATAACTGGGGATACCCACCGTTAATACACGGTAGAATAGCTGTTACTGGTTACGATGCTGCAAATTATCTTTGGACTTATGAAATATTAGAAGGTGACGATATTACTCCTGTGGAAGGTGGAGCACCAGGTACCGCTTTAACTGGTTGCATGAAGTTGTTCAAGGACGTTAACGGTACTGTAATAACTCCAGGAGAAGGTTGGAATTATAATAATGGCCCAATTACCAAAGCCGCTATGCAAGCTAGAGTTTTAGATGGACGACCAGCTAGAAGAATAGAGAGAATAAAAACCACGCAAATAAATAGTGTAACTGGTGACAAACAATTTTATCTAATACCAGCAACTGGAGGCCAAGCCTCTCTAGATGGTTACAATAGAGGTGGTGTAGCTGCTTTGGATCCTAATCACGATTATGTTGCTGATGGCCCTCAAATAATATATACATATCATGGTCCTTTTAATTTTAAAGCTAGTCCTTGGTTTTATGTTCCAACAAGCGGAACAACAACTGATTACGAACCTTTAATAAAAGTATGGGCGATGTGGAGTTATAGTGGATTAATACCGTCTGTTTGGAGAAAAGATGTGGAGTTATAGTGGATTAATACCGTCTGTTTGGAGAAAAGATGATAGAAAAAGATTCCCCGAATGGTCTCAAAACTGGTCGCTAACTGCTCCATATCCTACCGCTCCTGAATATGCTTTTACGCCATTTGATAACACTGCCGCGATACAAGGTGTTGCTGAACAATTAGACAATGGTGGTAATAGTTGCGCTAGTAATTTAGCACAAAGAGAGCAAATAGATAGACCAAACAACGTAGACCAATTCCAATTTGCTATAATATAGTAATTATATTATAAAATAAGTAATAATTAAATAT